GGCGTTGGGCCCCTCTGCATTCAAAGACCCGTACTTCCTTGATACAAAGTGGTGTGAGGTTGGTGATTTCATCATCTTCCCGCAGTACTCTGGCAAGGCGATCAAGAACCATGAATCTGGCGAAGATTTCATCCTCATCAATGATGCGGATGTTGTCGCAATCCTGAGAGGATACAATGGCTGAAGAGAAAAGCACTCCTACGAGCGGAGAACCACGGGTAGAGGGGCAACAGGCTGCAGAAAACCGAGAGCAGCAGACCCCCAAGGTAGATCCGATTGAAGAGGAAGCCCGGACACAGGGTTGGGTTTCCCGAGAGGAATTTGAGGCAAACCCTGCTAATGCAGGTAAAAAATGGCGCTCCGCAGAGCTGTTCCTAGAGCTTACTCCGCTGTATGAGAAGCTGGATTCTCTGCATAGAACCAACAAAACGCTCAATCAGGGCCTAAAAGCACTGGCTGAGCACAATAAGAAGATCGAGATTGGCGCGTATAACCGAGCCAAAGCAGAACTTCTTCGTGAACGGAAGAATGCTCTTGAAGAGCAGGATTTCGTCAAAGCAGAACAAATTCGGGACCAGATCGACGCGCTGCCTAGACCCACAGCGCCTGCGGTTCCGGATCTGCCGCCCGAAGAGCCCCCGGCTCCGCTCGTTGAATGGAAGGCGAAAAACCGCTGGTACAGCAACGATCCGGATGCTAAAATGTGGGCGGACGCTATGGGAGCTTCGATGATTGCAGAGGGTAAAACCCCTGTGCAGATGCTCGAAGAGCTATCGAAGCGGGCACCGAAGGTCTTTCCTCACCTTTTCACCAATCCCAAGCGAGAGTCCGCTCCCAGTGTGGAGTCGGGCGGAACAAAGGGTAAGTCCTCTGGGGGTTTCCAGTTGACTTCGGAAGAGACAGCCATTATGAATCGTTTGATTGCTAGTGGCGCCCCCATCACCAGAGATGAGTATATCGCTCAGTTGAAGCGTACTAGAGGAGAGTAAGGATGGCACGTACACCTGCCCCAGCAGAAGCGGGAAGTCCCGCCACTCCGCGAGTTCGTCGGCCCTTGGCCAAGTCGAACCGGCTGGAGATTATTAATCAAGATCCCGGTAGAGTCTATCGCTTGGTTACTTTGGATCCAACACGCATCTGGCGCTTTGAACAGGCTGGATGGAGGGTGGAAGATGTAGCCCAGCACCTACCTAGGTCTGAGAGAGTTGACAACCCTACAATCACTGATAATTCGATTTCGGTCGGAGGCGGCCAAAAACAAGTGTTGATGTCCATCGAGAAGGAATTCTACGATGAAGATCAGCTAGCGAAAAGAAATCGTCAGTTGGAGTTGGAGAGGTCACTCAAACCCCGTAACTCTGATGGTATGTATGATGCTGAACTACACACTTATTTCAAGTAGTCACATACAGCCATCAGTCTTGTAACAGGAGTTTTTGATGGCTAACACTAACAAAGTGAATGGCTTTCGCCCTGTTCGCTACCTGAATGGTGCCAAGTACAATGGTCAGTTCCGGAAATATATCATTCCGGCTTCTGACGGTACGGCTCTGTTCGTTGGCGATCTGGTGAAGCTGAGCACGGCTGGTTCGGATGAAGGCTACACTGCCGTTGTCCAAGCGGCTGCTGGCGATGCCTGCATTGGTGCGGTGGTTGGTTTCGAAGTTGATCCGGCCAACCTGAACACCCCGCAGTATCGTACTGCCTCGACCAAACGTGTCGTTTACGTTGCTGACGACCCCGCGCTTGTGTTTGAAGCGCAGGAAGACGGCGACACTGACCCTCTGGAAACCGCCGACATCGGCCTGAACGTCAACTTCGTTGTTGCCGCAGGTTCGACGACTACGGGTGCCTCGGGTATGCAGATTGACTCGACGTCTCATGCCACCACGGCTACCCTGCCGCTGCGCCTGCTTGGTCTGGCCCAGCGTCCGGATAACGAGAATGTTCTGAGTGCTGGCGGTCAAGCGTACACCCGCTGGGAAGTTAAGATTAACAACCACCAGCTCGGTAGTTCTACCGGCGTTGCTGGCGTCTAATAGGAGTCTACTATGCCTATCAACACTGGCTCATTTGCCAAGGCACTGTGGCCCGGCGTCAACGCTTGGTACGGTGCCGAATATGCGAAGTACGCGGAAGAGTATCTCAAGCTGTACGAGAAAAACACCTCGACTCGCAACTACGAAGAAGATGTCGGACAATCGGGCTTCGGTCTGGCCGTCATCAAGGAAGAGGGCAGTGGCGTTTCGTACGACACGGCCCGTCAAGGCTTCACGACCCGCTATCGTCATGTGACGTACGGTCTGGGCTTCATCATCACTCGTGAGATGTATGAAGACGGGCTGTATGACACGTACGCGAAGAAGCGTGCCGAGAACCTCGCTTTCTCGATGCGTCAGACGAAAGAGATCCTCGGTGCCAGCGTCTACAACAAAGCTACCGATGCTACTCAAGTCGGCGGCGATGGTGTGGTCCTGCTCTCGACGGCTCACCCGAACGTGGCTGGCGGTACGTGGTCCAACCGTCTTGCGGTTGACTCGGATCTGTCGGAAGCTGCGCTGGAACAGGCGTGCATCGACATCGCCGACTTCCGTGATGACCGTGGTCTGCTGATCGCTGTCAAGCCGAAGATGCTGATTATCCCGCCGGAGCTTGAGTTCGAAGCGGCCCGTATCCTCAAGACCGTTGGTCGTGTGGGCACGGACCTGAACGACATCAATGCTCTGAAGGAAATGAGCAAATTCCCGGGGGGTGTGGTGGTCAACCACTACCTGACGGACGCCGATGCGTGGTTCATTCGCACGGATGTCAAGGACGGCATGAAGTACTTTTCGCGTCGGGACGACGAGTTCGACACCGAAAATGACTTCGACACGGAAAACGCCAAGTTCAAGGCGACGTTCCGCTGCTCGTTCGGCTGGTCGGATGCGCGGGGTATCTACGGCTCTCCGGGTGCCTAATAAGGTTGGGGGTCTAGTGCCCCCTTCCTTCTAACACAAGGAGATCGCTATGCCTGTTAATATGTCTTACCCGAAATCCCGCGATGTGCGGATGAAGGCATTTACTGTTGCGCGGACTGATAACGCCACCGAGAAGTGCGTCCTTCCGAAGGATGCGGTTGTCGTTGCTGTTATGGTCCTGCAAGATGTCAGTGCTTCTACTGCTGCGGGTGCTGTGACGGTTTCCTGCGGGGCTGATGCTGATGGTATCCTCAATGCGTTTAGCATGGCTACTACGGCGGTTGGTCTTGTGGCTCCCGGCACTGCGTACGGTTCGTCGATCGGTGTTAAGTTGACTGCAGACTCAGTTGTCAAGTCCACCTATACGGTTGGTTCGTCCACCGCTGGTGGTACTGGCACGGTCTTCATCTATTACATCGTTCCCGGTCCGGGCGAGAATCATCTAAGCTAAACGGTAGGGGCCTAGTGCCCCTACTCTCTATCTGGAGAATTCAATGGCTGCTCATCGCTCCGCTGACGCATCTGTAGCCGCTCACCACGCGGTGAGTGTCACGACGAGTGACGCGACTGTTATTCCGGTCACGCGCTTTCTGTATATCGGTACCTCCGGCAACGTGAAGGTACGCATGGCTTCTGGTGCCACTGTCACCTTTGTTGGTGCCCATGGTGTCTTCCCTATTCAGGTGGATATGGTCTACTTGACTGGCACCACCGCTACTGACATGGTGGCACTCTACTAATGCATATCGGGCTGAACACACTTGGGCTGAAGCCCTCCGGTACAGCATAAGTCCGCTGCTAGCGCCGGGTACAACTAGGTCGCCAACGGTGGAACCCCATCCACTGGCTCTTATGACGGCGGACAGGTGCTTGCCTCAGGCGGGTATTTCCGTATTGGTTCAGGAACGCCACCGCTAGGTAACTGCATCAAGAATACGACGACCAAGAAGGCTAAGAACCCCTAATGTCGTCTTTTGGAGCTTGGTAATGCCCTACTACCCCGGTAAATGGAAAGCCTTCTGCGATGTGTGTGGTTGGGAGTTCTTCAACGATGAACTGCTAGATCGCTGGGATGGCTTCAAAGTATGCAAGAAGGATTGGGAGCCTAGGCACCCACAGGAATTTGTTCGCGGGGTGCCGGAGAGCACAGTTCCATGGACTCGACCGGAACCTCCCGATATTGAGATTGGCCCTGCCTACAGTGCAGATTCGTACTACTGGGAGGCAAACTACACTACTCCAGATGATGCCGATCTCTCGGCCAATCGTTACGCTGACGCAGCGGCATAAGGAAACTACATGGCTATCATTGTAACCCGTGCAGGTAAAGGATCCGCCCTATCGTATACAGAGGCAGATGCCAACTTTACCAACCTCAACAACGACAAGCTGGAAGCTACGGCCTATAATGCTGCCGACGTTTTGACCAAAGTCAAGTCTGTGGATGGTACTGGTTCTGGCCTAGATGCAGACTTGCTGGATGGGAATGAGGCTGCAGCTTTTGCGGCAGCGGTCCATACTCATGTGAAGGCAGACATCACTGACCTGACTATCAATCCCGAGAAGATCGAGCAAGGAAACTCCAAGGTAGAGATCGTTGATGCTGGGACCGGCTCCATCATCTACACTGTTGACGGTGTGGTGGAGATGCGGAATGACCCGGGCAGCCTGACTTTCTCTCCTGCTGGATTCCGGGTACTGGCTGATTTGTCGAATGCGACTCTTGCTAGCCGGACCTACTTCAAATCCTTGACGACCAACGACAATACCTCTTTGGGTGTGGTACCTAATGGTTCTGCTACTCAGGCTGAGTTTGCGGCTGTTGACGATGCTACGCCAACCAATGCCAGCTCCGTTCATTTTGGCACGAATGGCACCAACGCTTACATCATTTCCACCCGCACTGGATCCGGTACTACGCTTCCGCTGTATATCCAGACCGGCG